CCATCAGGCACGAGTAGCGGGGGACTTGGTTCTTTGTTCGCGCCACGGGTTAAGACGTTAACGGATGCACAAAAGGAGTCGCGAAGGATCTTGGACCTTGGTCCAAATGTTAAGGCTAAGGATGTACAGGTTATGAAGGGGATTAAGAGGGAGGATCTCGATACGAGTGCATTTGGTCCTGATTATGTATATGATTTTCGTCACAGGGATTTACCTCAAGAGTTGAAGATTAGGCAACAGATAGCAAGAGACTTGAACCTTGATATGAGTAGGGCGGGTGTTCGTGAACGTGCAAGAAATATTTTAGGGGGTGACCCTAAGACAGTTTACTCTGGAAGAAAGGGTGCAGATCCACGGTTAGAAGGTAGAGGGGGACAGTTTACATCTACTAATCCTAATGTTGCGAGAACCTATGCTGACGGAAAAAAACCTAACGAGTATCTTTTTATGAGAGAGCCTTATAAAGGTGGCGTTGTTGTAGACGCTCGAGGTCAAACATGGAACAAGATCCCTGGTGATGCTAGTGTGCGATACAAGGGTGGGTTTCCAGAACGGTTAGAGGATTACACGGGGACGGATTGGATGCAATCTACGGACGAGGTGATTGCAGCGATAAACAGGACTGCGCGGGGAGAGAACCGATTTAATCCAAACTCGTTGGTTATAGAGAATATTATTGATCCGAAATCGTTAACAAACAAAACCAGTACGTCACGTTTCATTGGGGATAATTATATAACGAGGGATAGGAGTACCCTTAAATCACCAGATGCACTGATGTTGGAAAACTTTAAGAACCTTCCAGGGTTTTATTATAGAGGTGGGGGGATTGTTTCAGCACTTAGATGAAGGATATATTGGGGGACGCATTAGATTTATGGACAACGGTTGAGCCATATAGGAGCTACAAAAGTGAGACAATCGGTTGGCGATTGGTGCCAGCGATAGACAACAAGAGAATAAGAGTATATTATAGGAAAGAGAAATGTATTGGTTTTGTAACGTGGGCATGGTTTACTGAGCAAGAGTTTGATACATTAGAGTTTGACGGTGTTGAAGTATTTAAGAGGAACGAGGGTGATCTATTGTATGTAGTAGATTTAATTATACCTTACGGATCGGCGGATGTTTTTCATATTGTGAGGGACATGCGTAAGTATTTATCGAAGAAGCATCCTGATAAACCTATGGCGTTTGCTCATAGGACAGGGTTCAAGAAACAATGGACGAATAGGAGCATTTAAGATGGGTGCAGGCAATCAAGGCGGCGGCTCTAGTGCAGAAGACGTAGAGATAAGAAGAGCTTTTTCTGCGGACAAAACCAAGACGGCTAAAGATGCTAGAGATTATTTTAGAGACAGGGATTCTGGAAAGCTTGCGGCGAACGCATATTTAAATTCCGAGGCTCCTGGTTCTGGAGGACAGTCTAATAGAGATATTCTTGAGAGACAGTTAGGAAATCAAGGTCTTTCATTAGAAGGTCAAAATTTTGTCCGATATGACGAGCAAGGCAATCGCGGTACTGTTGGTGGTATAAATCAAAAAGGCAACTTTTGGGGTAGTGCAGATTTAAGTGGTGTAAATTCTCCTTCTTACTTGGCTCAGTCGGCTGAAGGTGGTAGTAGGGACAGGAGATATGGTTCCAACGCGGAGGCTATGAGTCAAGGAACTTTAGATCCTAGAATACAAGACTCTTTAATAGATCTAGTTACATATAATCCTACGGGCACGGTTACTGGTATGAGCAGTCAACAAGTATATAATCCGACTTCTCTTTTTCCAGGTGATCCCAACAGGACGTTCAACATGGATACAGGGTTCTACGAGACTGATGAGAGCATCGGGTTTGATGACACAAGTCCAAGTCTTTTGGGCCGAGCAGCGAGAGGTGCTACGGACTTTATCGGTCAGGGTGGAACGATGGGTGCTGTAACCAAAGGTTTAGGTGCTCTTGGAGATAAATCGTCAAATCTTTCTGATGAAGTGACAAGTAGTGGGATAACGAATGCTCTTATGAGTGGTTTTGATAAAAGCCAACAGGATAGACAAGCAGGACTATATGATAATCGTGGAGTAAAGGTAGCTGGTCCATTCTCTGGCTCGGCTATTAATCCTTTCACTAATATGAACATCGATCCTACGAGAATGAGTCAACAAGGTCCTAACTTTACGCCTCCTCCTGTTCAGTTTGATGCGAGTGGTTCGCCAGTTCCTTTTGATGGCGGTAATAGAATAAGTAAGCCTTTAGGAATAGGAACCCTTCCCGCAAAAAAGCCCTTATCTAATACGGGTGAGATGCCCGTTTATGATGCCTTTGGAAACAGCACAATTTTTATGGGACAAGGACCTGGTAGAGAAGATACAGGTATTCCCTTAGATTTTGCCGAAAGAGATGTTCAAGACATGTTGGATAGCGCGGCAAGCGCAGATGCTAACGTAGCTAGGATACCTTACACGGATCCAGGGGCGTATACTTTTGCTCCTCCATTTGGTATGGAAGAAGCTATGGGTCAGTTTCCTGCATCTCCAATAGCACCTATATCATTCATACCAACAGACATTTCAGTTAGTCCTAATGCTGATATGATAACGGATCGTCCAACCTTTGCTTTTCAAGACGAGAATTTTGGTAGAGATAGTGACGTTACTGATTTCAGGGATTATAGCGGATTAAATGATTCTAATCTTAGCCTGTATCAGGATTTAGACACTCCCCCTCCTGAAAAAACAGTGTCCTCTTACGGTGGACAAGAGTTCCCGTTCTTAGATAGAGAAAGACCATCGTTCCCTGTTCCTGAAAAAACAGTGTCCTCTTACGGTGGACAAGAGTTTAACGAATTAGAAAGACTCGCGGATACTGCAAGAGCGAAGAGACTTGCTAAGTTAGGTGCTGCAACAGGTTTTGAGAACAACATGCCGTTAGAACAAGAAGGACCTTTTGTAAATAGAGATTCTAGAATCCGAGATGCGATGGCACCAGATGGTTTAGACGACAACATGTACAACGATGGTTCTGAGATGCTTGATTTAAGTGAAACACTTGACCCATCAGGAGCCAATGTTGGTGTTGGAGGAGATGGCGGTGGCCCAGTTCAATGTCCTCCCGGTTATGAGCCTATGATTTTAGAAAGTGGAGAAACAGTTTGTGTTCCTATAACAGAGGACGAAGAAGTTATGGATGAAGGTGAAGTCATTACGGCTCCTCCAGTAACACGTCCAACGATTAGTGACTCTCCGTATACACCACAAGCAGTTTCAAATATAGCTCCGTATAGATTACAACCAGGGAGTAGCGGTGGTGGTTTAGCTGATATCCTTCAGCTTCAAAATTACCCAACTATTGTCTAATGAACTTACAGGCTCTTCCCGAAGAGGCACTAAAAGAGATCTTATCTCTCACAGAAGCAAAGAAACGTCTTGATCTTAGAGACGAGGCGCAAGAAAAGTTCATGCCTTTTGCACATCATGTGTACGAAAACTTCATTGAAGGCCGACATCACAGGATTATTGCCGAAAAGCTAGAACAAGTGGCGGAAGGTAAGCTAAAAAGGCTTATCATTAACATGCCACCACGTCATTCTAAGTCGGAATTTGCGTCATATCTTATGCCAGCATGGTTTTTGGGGCGTAATCCCAAGCTAAAAATCATTCAAGCTACCCATAATACGGAACTAGCGGTGCGTTTTGGTAGAAAAGTGCGGGATTTGATAGATGATCCGCAATATAAGGACGTTTTTCCAGATACACACCTAAAAGAAGACAATAAAGGTGCAGGAAAATGGCAAACAAGTGCTGGTGGGGAGTACTTTGCGGCGGGTGTAGGTGCTGCGGTCACGGGTCGTGGTGCGGATTTGTTTGTTATTGACGATCCACACTCGGAACAAGACGCTTTAAGCGAGACGGCCTTTGATCATGCGTATGAATGGTACACTTCTGGACCTCGACAGCGTCTTCAACCTGGTGGATCCATCATAATAGTTATGACAAGGTGGGGAAAGAAGGACTTAACGGGTAGATTATTGGCAGCACAGGGGTCAGATGTGATGTCAGATCAGTGGGAAGTCGTGGAATTTCCTGCTATTTTACCCTCAGATAAGGCATTATGGCCTGAATTTTGGGAAAAAGACGCATTATTGTCCATAAAAGCTTCTCTTCCTGTAGCTAAGTGGTCTGCTCAGTGGCAACAACAACCGACTACTTCAGAGGGTGCAATCGTCAAAAGAGAGTGGTGGCAGCCTTGGGAGAAGGAAACAGTACCGCCATTAAAGTATATTTTACAAGCATATGACACGGCATTCTCAAAAAAAGAAACTGCGGACTATTCAGCGATCACAACTTGGGGTATATTCAACCCAGAAGAAGGCGGACCTGACAATATAATATTACTGGATGCCCAACGAGGACGTTGGAATTTTCCAGAACTAAAGGAAGTAGCGTTTGACGAACATGAGTATTGGGAACCAGACATGGTATTGATAGAAGCAAAAGCTACAGGTACTCCTTTGATACAAGAGCTACGACTTCGAGGCATTCCAGCTTTGGGTTTTGCTCCTGGTAAAGGCAATGATAAGGTAACTCGTATGCATATGGTTGCACCAATGTTTGAAGCTGGTGTAGTATGGGCACCAACAGATAAAAAGTTTACAGATGAAGTAATTGAAGAAGTAGCTTCATTTCCTAATGGCGATCATGATGACTTTTGTGATAGTATGACGTTAGCAATAATGAGATTTCGTCAAGGAGGATTTGTTTCTCTTGACGGGGAAGACTTAGAAGAAGATTATTACCCTCAGAAAAGGGAGTACTATTAATGGCACGACCACCACGACCAATGGGATCAATTGTAGATTCTGGCCTTATGCAAGGCGGACCTGAAGCAGGAGCTCTTGCACAAGAAGTTGAGATAATGGAACCTCAAAACTTTGAGGGTGGCGCAGAAATTATTCCTGACGCTGAAGGCGGGGCGATTGTTCAAGCGATTGCAGAAGCGACTGGCATGGACATTGACGAGATGATCGAACATGACTCAAACCTAGCTGAGTATTTAGACGAAGAGGTGTTAAAAGATATATCAAATGATTTAAGAGGATCTTTTGAGGATGATCTTGAATCAAGGGACGAGTGGGAAGAAACATATACTAAAGGTTTAGATCTTCTGGGTGTACAAAGTACGGAGCGTTCAGTTCCATTTGAAGGAGCGTCTGGTGTAACACATCCGTTGATTGCTGAGTCTGTAACTCAATTCCAATCACAAGCATATAAAGAACTGTTGCCTTCGGGTGGTCCTGTTAAGACAAAAGTTCTTGGGTTGTCGAATCAAGAGACTGAGAGTCAAGCGGCGCGTGTCAAGAACTTTATGAACTATCTGCTTCTTGAGAAGATGGAAGAGTTTGATCCTGACATGGATCAGATGTTGTTTTACTTACCTCTATCTGGTTCTACGTTTAAAAAAGTTTATTATGATGAAGCCAAAGGTCGTCCAGTATCTAAATTTGTAGCCGCTCAAGATGTGGTGGTTCCGTATACAGCGACTGATTTAGTCACATCACCTAGAATTACACATGTTTTAAAGATGACAGACAATGAGGTCCGAAAACTTCAGGTCAGTGGTATGTATAGAGATATGGAACTCGGAGATGCGGGAGATGCCGAAGATGATTCCGTGGTACAGAAAGTAGATGAGCTTCAGGGAATATCCAGAACATATAAAGATGAAATTAGAAACATACTAGAAATACACTCTGTGATGGACATAGAGGGTTTTGAAGATAAAGATGAACAAGGTGAATTAACAGGAATTAAAATACCTTACATCGTAACAATAGATAAGAGCAGTGGAGATGTATTATCTATACGAAGAAATTTTGCGGAATCAGATCCGCTAAAACAAGCTATTCAATATTTTGTGCATTATAAGTTCATGCCTGGGTTAGGCTTCTACGGTTTTGGTTTAACTCACATGATTGGGGGTCTTGGACGGGCTGCTACAAGCATCCTGCGTCAACTAATTGATGCGGGAACGCTGGCTAACTTACCAGCGGGATTCAAGGCCAGAGGTGTAAGGGTGCGTAATTCGGATGACCCATTACAACCGGGTGAATGGCGGGATATAGATGTACCTGGTGGGGATATAAGGAGTGCGATTACGCCTCTTCCTTATAAAGAACCATCTGGGACTTTGGCTCAGTTGCTTGCTGCACTGATCGAAGGTGGACGGAGATTTATCTCTGTTGCTGATGAACAGGTCAACAACATGAACCAAGAAACACCAGTAGGCACAACAGTTGCTATGCTGGAACGCGGCATGAAGGTGATGTCAGCAATACATAAGAGATTGCACTACGCTCAGAAAAACGAGTTTAGAATACTCGCTCGGATTATTGCGGAAAACCTACCGCCGTTTTATCCGTACCAAGTTGCGGGTGCGAGTCCCGAGATTAAACAACAGGATTTTGACGGGCGTGTAGATATACTACCAGTATCTGATCCAAACATCTTCTCTATGGCACAACGTGTGTCACTTGCTCAAAGTCAGTTGCAATTAGCGCAATCTAATCCAGAGATGCATAACCTGTACACATCGTATCAACGTATGTACCAGGCGTTAGAAGTTCAGAACATAGATGAGATTCTACCTCCCATACCAGAACCGCAACCTATGGATCCAGCTATTGAAAACGCAAGAGCATTATCAGGACAATTGCTTCAAGCTTTTCCAGATCAGAACCATGATGCACATATCATGGCTCATATGATTTTTATGAAAACACCTCTTGTTCAAACGTCACCACAAGTGATGGGAACTTTTTATGCACATCTTCAAGAACATTTGAATTTCAAAGCTACAAATCAAGCGGTTCAAGAGGCACAGGACATTATGCAACAGGTACAGTTACTGGCTCAATCAGGAGGCATCAGTCCAGAACAAGCACAACAAGAGATTGCTGACATACAAGCTGGTCTTCAAAACCCATCGGCGTTAGCTAATTACGTTGCAGAAATATCCGCTAAGATGATGGAAGAGATTGTAGCACAGTTGATACCGCCGCCGAATGATCCAATGGCAGATCCGTTAGTTCAAATTAGAATGCAAGAGTTGCAACTGAAACGAGATGACATTGAGAAAGACAACGAAGTAGACAACGCTCGATTACTTATGGAAGCAGCTAAGATGGAACAACGCTCTGCTACAGATGCGGCTCGTCTTGAAGTTCAAGAAGAAATTGCGGATGATAGAAACGAAGTTAATAGAGAGCGCATCCAAGTGCAAAGAGACGCTATGGAGGCTAGGAACAGAGGAAGATAGAGATGATATTTAGAAAAATTTTCTATTTCTTAATGATCTACATGGGGTTGATATCTCTTCTTGCTTTGTGGTCAACAGAGTATTTAAAAGTTCATGCTGCGGATTCTAACACGGTTTCATCAACTGTAGTAACGGATAAATCTGTACCGACTGCCAGTGCTCCAAGCGTGGTGGTAAACAACAGTGATGTTTGTAAATCTGCCGCCGCCGCATCCGTGCAGACTCAAGTCTTAGGTATTTCTACAGGTATAACTATTACAGATGAGGTGTGTCAGAGAATTAAATTAAGCCGTAGTCTTTTTGGAATGGGTATGAAGGTAGCCGCAGTATCACATTTATGTGGAGATGGAAACGTGTTTACAAGTATGTGGATGGCTGGGACTCCGTGTCCATTCATGGGTAAGATTGGTGATGAAGCAAAAGCTGCGTGGGAAAAGAATCCAGAATTAATACCAGAGGACTCTGACATAAAAGCTGTTGTCATAGAACAGAACACCTCTAAAGAAGAAGTAAAACCTGTTAAAGTAGAAAAGAAAAAAGAACCAACGAAAAGGCCATTAGATAATGAAGGTACGAAGCATATGTGGTTTAAGCCTCTTGGTGCTCTCCTTATGCTGCTCCTTATCTAAGGCAGACGAGGTATGCCCGACAGGAACTGTAGGCCTTTGTGATCCAGATGTGTTTACAACAATTGTAGAGACTGTTGAAGAAACATCTCACAACGATGGACAAGGAACACTGACGACAACCGTGACTACTGTAACCACGACTGTAGACACAGTAACGAATGAAGATTCAGGTGACATACTATCTTCTGACTCTACTTATGTACCATCTACGAAACAGGGTGATATGGACTATGATTGGGGAGGCCAGGGCCCTGCTTCGATGTCAACAGGATCTACCTGTGGTGATTTAGGCACAGATAAATGTGCTCAGATAACAGGATCTGGTAACAGTACTTCTACGATGGGTGTCTCTGGAATGGGAACCACTTTCATACAAACAATCGATGTTCAAAATCTAAATATAGAAAAAGGTGGTAAAACAACGTATAGTATAAAAGTGGATAAGCAAGATTCTAGCGATAGTATATATATGCATATCACAGGCAAAGACGGTTCTACCGTTAAGTTTGCGGGTACGGATGTATTATCAGCGGCAGGAGTTGACAGTGGATATGCACAGTACACAGGTGGTTTTGATTTTTCTGATGGGCTTACTACTCTTATTGTGGAAGTAGGTGGTAGGGATATTAATCTTGCTATCGGTCCAGTTTTTGATGATGTAACAATTAACGTACTTTATAATGTTGTGTCTCGGATCGTAATGCAATCAATCACTACCGTTGAGCAATATGTTTATACAAACGGAGATGCCACTCAAGAAGAGTTGGATATAGTAGAAGATATTTTTGACAACAACATGCCTGTAGAGCAACCCGATGGCGGTTTTGATTTAGAACCTATTGACGATGGCGGTACAGATGAAACGTCATATGAGTCAGTAGAGTTGGAGTTAGAAATAGAAATAGATTTTGAGATAGACTTTGACATGCCTGACATGGAGATGGACTTTGACATGCCTAACATGGAGATGGAAGTTCCTGTTACCGTGGCAGATGTTGAAACGGAAATGGACATTGAAGTAGAGGTACCTGTTGAAAAGATAGAAGTTGCTTCTGCGGAACCCGAACCTGAACCCGTTGAAGTTACTCCTGAACCCGAACCTGAACCTGAACCGCAAACTGATCCAGAGCCAGAGCCAGAGCCTGAACCCGTTGAAGAAGTAAAAGAAGAGCCTAAAGAAGAGGTCAAGGAAGAGCCTAAGAAAGAAATAAAAGTTGCAAAGAAAAAGAAAGTTAAGACCGAAAAACAAAAGAAGGCTGACAAACAGAAAGCTGGATCTAAGATAGTAAAGAAGATGGGGGACAAAGGAAGATATGATTCTACCAACCAATTAAAGACCCTTATTGTTATGAACGTAATAGGATCTTCAAAATCTTTTTTTGAAAATCAACAACAATTACGGGATACACCGGGTTTTTTCTCTGATATAGTAGTGCCAGATGGTAAATTATCTGATAATAATATAGCAGCGTACCTGATGGTAGTTGGGTCTAGCCAAAAAATGAATAGTTTAATTGAACTTCAATATGAGTAGGAAATAAAATGACAGCTAAAAGACCAGGATTATATGCTAATATAAATGCAAGAAAAAAAGCGGGAAAATCTCGTTCTAAAAAGAAAAGCACAATTTCTCCAAAAGCATATGCTAATATGAAAGCGGGTTTTCCTAAAAAACGAAAGAGTTAGTTATGGCTGAAGTAGAGTATGGTGGCGTAAAGGTATCTGGTAAAGGTTTCCTTGGTAAACTCATTTGGATCTTACCTTTGATGGGAACCTTGGCTGGTGGATCTTGGGCGGTTTTTGAATTTTATAAAGATTATGAAGATTTACAACAGGCCGTAGAAGAATATGTTAGCCCCGATATGGGGTGGATAGAATCCCATATTAGCAAGACAGATTCCGAACTTAAAATAGTTGAAAAAGAATTTGAATTGTTAAAAGAGGTGGACGAGGCTACTTCAGCGGTTATTCGAGAACAAATTAACAGTGTGAAAGCCATTGCCGCTACTCTACAAACAGACTTGCATGATCTTCGTATGGACTTAAACCAAGACGTGGCTGAATTAAACAACCACATTGAAGTGACCGCCGATAAACTTAATGCCAACTTGGACAAACAAACCGCTGTACTGGACAAGCAAGAAGCGAGGAACAGGCAGTCTGTAGAAGATGTCAACAAAACCAGTTCTGATAATGTAACGATTATACGAGGTCTTATTTCTAGTTCAGAGGAGCGAAGGGATAGAGTAGTGGACAGACTCGACAAGAAGTTAGCGGAAACGCAAGCTATGATGGATGCTCTAGCAAAAGAAAACAGAGAGCTGATAGAAAATTTAAAGAAAGACTTAGACGATAAGATACGAAAAGCCTTAGAAAATCCACTAGCGGGGATGTCAAAATGACAAAGAAGCTTCAAAAAAAGAGCAAGTACGCCGTAGCAGATGCTGACGGAGATGGCGTTGTTACAGATGAAGAAATGGACCGCCACGCTACTTGGATTAGGCTTGAGAACGAGGACAAACAAGCTGATACACAAAGAATGATGGCTATAGTGTCTATGGCTGTTTCTATTGTGGGTGTGGCTTTATTGTTGCTTCCTGTAGTTTCTTTAGGTAGAATGGAAACTGTATCGCCAGTATTATCGACGTTTTTAATTGCAAATACGGGTATAGTAGCAGCGTATATAACAGGTTCTGCTTTAAGCAAAACAAAAATGAAATAGGAAAGTAGTATGGCCACGTATGTAAATGACCTTAGACTCACTGAGATAACTACTGGGGATGAAGCTGGTGACTGGGGCGATATTACAAATACTAATCTTGAATTAATTGCGGAAGCGTTTTCTTTTGGCACAGAGGCCATAACAACAAACGCTGACACACATACTACTACGATCGCGGATGGGTCAACTGATCCTGGTAGGTCAATGTTTTTGAAATACACAGGAACTTTGGACTCTGCTTGTACAATCACAATTGGGCCAAACACGGTCAGCAAGTTATGGTTTATTGAAAACGGAACCTCTGGTTCTCAAAACATCATTATATCTTCAGGTTCTGGAGCCAATATTACAATTCCACCGGGTGATACTAAAGTTATTTATTCTGATGGTGGTGGTTCTGGCGCGGCAATGGTTGATGCTTTTGCTTCTTTGAGTGTTGTGGATCTCAAGGTTCAAGACGATTTAACTGTTACAGATGATTTAATTGTTAATGGCGATATTGATCTTGAAGGTAGCATAGATGTTAATGGTACAGCTAATCTTGATGTCGTAGATATTGATGGCGCAGTTGATATGGCTACAACATTGACGCTTGCTGGTAATGCAGACTTTAATGGTGATTTAGACGTAGACGGTACAACTAACTTAGATGTCGTAGATATAGACGGTGCTGTAGATATGGCTACAACTTTAGCAGTCGCTGGAAATGTAGATTTTAATGGTGACTTAGATGTAGACGGCACAACTAACCTAGATGTTGTAGACATTGACGGTGCAGTTGATATGGCAACTACACTTTCAGTTACGGGTAATGTAACTCTAGGCGGTCAACTTATTATGCCTGATGTTACCTCTACTAAAATGTTAGTGGCTGATGGGACTAGCTATCAGGAAGTGTCTATAAGTGGTGACGTTACTATAGCGAATACAGGGGCTGTAACGATAGCTGCAAATGCAGTCGAAGGTTCCATGTTAAATAATAATGTGATCTCAGGACAAACTGCATTAACTTCAGGTCTTGCCACAGATGACGAACTGTTAGTAAGTGACGGTGGAACACTTAAACGAATGGATGTTAGTGTTTTGACAACATTAACCGACGACAATGCAACAGCCCTAGCCATTGCACTAGGGTAATAAAGGAAACATAACATGGCAAATACTTTTAAAGTGGTTAATTTTGCTGCCGAGCCAGCCAGCAGCGGAACTCCGTATGTGGTCTACACAGCAGCATCATCAACGACAACCGTTGTCTTAGGTTTAATGCTTGCAAACATTCACACTAGCCAAGTTACTGCAACCGTTAATTTAGTAAGCGATACAGCCTCTAGGGGTGGGACAGGCAGCACAGCTAATGGCACAAGCGTAATTGTCAAAGATGCGCCAATTCCAGTAGGCGGCAGTTTAGAGTTGTTGTCAGGAAACAAAGTCGTTTTAGAAACAACGGATCAAATTACGGTGGATTGTAGCGTGGCTGATAAAATCTCAGGCACATTAAGCATTATGGAGATCACCTAATGGCGTATATTGGAAATTCTCTTCCAGCTAACTTCCAATCACTTCCAGCGGTGCAACGGTTTAATGGTAACGCAAGCACTACAGCATTTACGTTAGCGGCTGCTATAGCCAACGACCAAAGTATTTTGGTAAGTGTTGATGGAGTAGTACAAGATTCAAATGCTTACTCAGTTTCAGGTACAACTCTTACATTCACTGCCGCACCGAGTTCTGGAACAGGTAACATATTTGTAAATACGATTAGCCCTGTGGGATCGACGCTTGTGCCTCCTGATGGGGTAGCAATCAATGCTAGTACTGGTACGTTTAGTGGTGATCTTACCGTAGATACTTCAACACTAAAAGTAGATAGTTCTAATAACAAAGTGGGTATTGGAACTACAAGCCCTAGCACACAACTGCATATTGAAAATAGTGGCGGTAATGCTTCAGCACAACTTACTAGCGGCACATCTGGAACATCTTTTATTAATATGGGTGATACTGGTGATGCTGACATTGGTCAAATAAGCTATTTAAATAGTGCAAATGCAATGTCATTCACAGCCAATGCAGCAGAACGTATGCGTATTGATGCTGATGGACATATAACAAAACCATCACAACCTGCTTTTTTGGCTAGACCGTCAGGAACTCAATCTAATATTGCTGTTAGTACAGCAGTAGATGTAGCTTTTGCAACAGAAGTATTTGACGTAGGTAGTAACTTTGCAACACCAAGTTTTACCGCCCCTGTAACAGGTAGTTACTTTTTTTCTACTTCTGTAGATTTAGAGGCATTAGATTCTGCAGCACTATACTACTCTATTCAACTTGTTACGTCTAACAGATCTTACATTACTATATTTGATCCTGACTTTGGACAAGATGCAGGTTTTTGGACAGTTTCATTAACTGTTTTGGCAGACATGGATGCAAGTGACACTGCAAAAGTAGTGGTTACGCAATCTGGTGGCACACAACAAACAGATATTATATCTACATCTTATTTTTCAGGTTACCTAGCCTGCTAAACATTGGGTGAAATAACCCTGTCATAAAGGAGACATAACAATGGCAAACCACACTAAAACAATAACACTTTCAGATCTACAGCAAAAGATACTCGCTAATGATCTATACACAGCAGCAGATAACTCAGGCTTAGAT